TGTAACAGTCGCTACATTTGAGTTAAGATAGTGTATGTTTTTATGGGTTAGCAGTCTTCCCGTTTCCACAACGTTTCGGAATTGAGTTGTGGATCGAGTTACACACCATACATAGTCCAAAATACCTATGACATGGGTACTGTCCTGATCAACGTGCTGATCAGTATTTAAGGAGTTCGTATGATCGCACGCAGCACGTGCGTGATGATAATACATACGAATACACCGTGGCTGGTGTATATCCACAGCTAACAGGTGGTGTATTTGCCACCCCAGATAGATGGATCTGGAGATTTTTGGGACATTGCGTTTTTGCATACCACCATTCAATTGGTGTGCTTATAGCAATGGTGAACATGTTTCTTTGCCCGTCCAGCTTGCAGCCAGCAAGCATTCCTTCTTTTGCAGCCGCATAGTATAGTAGCAAACGACAATATTTGCAGTAGATTACTAAGCACTGTGGTCAGAGCTTTGAAGCTGTAACAACAGCAAACAGTAGAAACACAGTTTTCACTGATCACGTTGAACTCAAAAGCGGGATCTAACTCGTAATTGACGAGGACCCCAGAGACTGACTGGACAACAGCCTATGGGACCCCAAAAAGGCCCTCCCGGTAACGACCGGAAATTTGTCTTTATGACTTTGTCGGCGAGTACGACGTGTTAGTCATCTCTGTAGAGTAGTAGACGTGGACAGGCGTTGAGGTTCGCCCTCTGCCGCATGCCTATTACGTAGACGGCCACTTCGGTGGAAGAACTACAGTGATGCCAGTTGACCTCTTCACCTGGAACCCTTCACGGGCTTCAGGTTGGTCGACTGGCTCTTTGACTTCTTGTTAAAGTGCCAGTTCATCAACCATGGAGTCTTCGAACAGCAGCAACGCAGTAGGTGTAGTGAACACACGTGTACATAAACAAATTAAGGTACATAGCACACCTGCATTCTTTAGCAATAATATTACTGCAGGGGATCTGGCCAGTCGGCGGTTGAAAGACCCAACTGTGCCTGCGATGAATCAGTATCTTTCGGGATATCTTAAGTCGACGGAAACAACACAGAAATGGATTGATCAACGCCGCCGTGAGTGGGCAGAAAACCCTCGCGACGTTGATGTGAATCGGTGGTCCGCTTTTGTTGCATATGAGATGATGATTGAGCGGATGAAAAATAAAAAGTCCTTGGTGGACATTTTGTCAACTGCTGATGGCGTTTGGAAGAAAGTTCCATGTAGATGCCATCATGGGCCACGCAATTGTGATGCTTGCAAGAGTGCCAGTGTGTTACACCGGCACTTAGTGAGCACAGCAATACGTGATCGCATTCGGCCAGATCCATCACATAGTGAGCATTTGGATAATGCTTGGACGCAGTTCCAAAATATGATGAAGAACTTGGAAGATCGTCCGCTGTGTGATGATCATGCAGCTATGGAGACAGCAGAATCATTGGCATCCATGCGTGACAGCGTGGGTTTTGATCCTCGACAAAGCGATTTTGATGAGCTTGAGCTTACCAAAATTGATGAGGATATCACCAAGACGCAGCCACCAACTGCAGACGATGATATTGAACCTCACGCAGATGAGGATTTTGAAATGGAGTCTGTTGATGATGACAGTGAAGCGTCAGGATTTTGCAGTCCGGAAAGTAGTGCTGCATTAAGCCCTCCTCAGTTTGTGCCTATGCGCAGACCTGATGAGGAGATGAGTGAAATCAGTTGGCCCGAAAGCGAGCATGCCAATAAATTTCTGGAATTGATGTCTCAGATGACAAAAACATTCCAAGAATTTATGGGAGATGCCATGGACGGCAATGCAATAAAACTGTTGGATAAGATAAAGTCCATCATGTGGTTTGCATTGTTTGACTGGCCAAAAGCTCAGGGTTACGAAAAGACACTCGTGGTCTTGAGATTGCTGAACGAGCTTGTTGGCACTGAGCAAATTGCCAAATGGGCCCAATGGGTTCTCGACATGTTTAAGCGTGACGTAGAGCCCCAAGCTGAGATGGAGGTAGACTGGTCGAAAGATTTCAGTCTATTAACTTCAGGAGCGGCTTATGTAAAGGCCCGTAAATTTGGATATGCGCTTGTCACACTAGCATTTGCTGGTGCTTTTGGCAAGCAGATGTCTGATGGGCTATTTGGCAAGATTTGGACAGTTGCCCAGACTATGTGGAAGGAAACATCCATAATTGGCAGCATGTTTGAGTTTATAATCTGGTTTGCTAAGAGTATGAAAGCTTGGCTGTTTGGTGAGAAGACCATACACCAGATTATGACAGACGCAGATGGTGCTGCAGATTTTGACACACGTGTTGCAAGATTGAATCTCATGAAGAAACATGTGTGTGACAATTCAGGCAAGGTTTCATTGACAGGATATGCAATGGAACTGAACAAACTTCGGCGTCAAGCTGAGGTTTACCTTAGGGTGGTGCCACGTGCTCAAAGGCATGTGGTATCACGCCAATTGTCGCACATATTGGAGCATGAGGCATTTTTGAGCAATTACTATCATGCTGAGTCAGTGCGACCAGCACCAGTGTCATATTTGATTAATGGGCCTACTTCCGTTGGCAAGACTGTTCTGTGCTCGTATATAGTGGACGTGGTGCAGGTGCGATTGGGCATTGACCGTGGACCACAGTACGTGTATCATTTAGATGGTGACGACAAGTATATGAGCAATTATGGACCAGGCTTCAATACTATCCAAGAGGATGATATTGCAAACACTTTGCCTGAGTACCTTGATAAGTCGCCAACAGCATCTGTGATCAACATTGTCAACAATGAGCCTCGCAAAGCCGTTATGGCGGACATTAGCGAGAAAGGTTTATATGCTATAAACCCATCATTGTACTTGGCTACCACCAATATTGAGGATTTGAGTGCAATCCGGACATCAGTTGAACCATTGAGTATATTGCGTCGTTTTGATTGGCATTTTAATGTTAGTCTAAAAGAAGGACCATGGAATACTAATGGCATGCTAACTCCGGGCACCGATCCAATGCAATATGGCATGGATATATGGCATATCGTTGCATATCGGTGGAAGCGTGAGGCCAACAAATTGCGTAAATGTGATGAGCGAGAGATGAATTTCACTGGGATGCTCAAGTTTGTAGCTGAACACTGTGTTCAAAAAGCTGAGACACAGAAGCGAGTTGTCGCAAGGAACCAGCAATTGAGCACAGTGCCAATGTGTGAACATCACATTCATAGTGATATTTGCCCTGATTGCCGCATCAATGGAGTTGAGCAGCAGTCATTGCAGGAGTATGCATTTTCATGTGCGAAGCACTTGGGCAGGTATATGGCTCCTGGCAACATTAAGACTGCCAGTGATCGTGTGGATTACACGCAAATGCAGCAACATGTGAACGGCATCTTTTATCGGAAGATGTGCGGGCGATGGCTGCAGATACTGGCATTCTTGGGTGACGTTAGGGCAAGACCTATGACGTTTGAGGTGGCATTGGTCCTTGTGGGATTCAATACATTGTACTTTGGATTGCTGATGGCATTCATAAAGACTTTGTTTTTGCCTCATATGATGTGTACGACATTTGTTGCCGCATATGCAAGCACAATGTTTTGTCGGTTGGTGCCGTACATTTATTTGACGCCTTCTCAAACAATGCTGGAAGTTGTTCAGCAACAGGTGAGACTACCACATCGGCGTAAACAATTGAAGGTTACGGCTGGTATTGTGTGTGCAGTGTCTGCTGCATACATGGCATACAAGATGTGGAAGATCAATAAGATGAAGCCACAGGGGTCAGCCGAATCTCGGCCGGTGCCTGCTGGTGTGTCAAATGTGCGCAATGTATATGTAGATCAATACATTCGCCCAATTGAGCCAAACATGAATGTTAGAACGATGTCTGCGGAGCAAGTCGAAGAATCGTTCAAGAAGCATGTTATGTTTGGACGCCTCACTGTTGAAATAAGTGATGTGTGTGGCGTCACATGCAATGTGTTTCCTATGGAATCCGAGCATGTGATATTACCATATCATGTTATGCAGGGGGGCTACAAGTGGTTGAGATTGTTTTTTGGAGACACTTCATTACAGTCCAATGCCAGTCGGCTGATATCACTTGATGGCAATTGGGTGCGCATTGGCACTACAGATTTGGTGCTTGTATATTCTCCCATCATCGCAGATCGCAAGAATTTCACTCCCTTGTTAGCGGATAGCGTGTCGCTGAAAGACAATGCTGTGCGCACTGTTATGGTGAAGAGTGAGCCCTTGGATGACTCAGACCGCAATAAGCGGACATTTGATGTCATTTGCGGGAGGGCGAATGCGAGCACATGTGTAGTTGATGTTAAGAGACTCAACTATATATATGATGGTGGTGTGTACAATAGCCCCATACCGACATATAAAGGGCAATGCTGCGCGCCAATATTCACTGATAGGTCCAGTGGGCCAACCTTAGTTGGCTTCCATTCGGCTGGTGATACGGGTAAGACAGCAGCGCGCTTTTGTGTGTTGACGGCCTCAGCATACGCAGCCGCAAAGTCAGCATTGCACAAGGATGACATTGTGCCACAATCACAGATGCATGAGATGTGCGATTATTCTGATAGATTGGACTTTTGTGGCACTCAATGGCGATGGACGAATAAGCCGCGCGACCAGATGACTTCATTGTGGGTTGCGGGTGAATATTCGCAATTGGGTTATAGCACTATGCCTGGGCGGAAGCTGAGGAGCAACATTCAGATCACTGAGTGGTCTGATGTGCTATCTGTGGAATATGGATTACCACGGATGCATGAAGCTCCTCGCAATATTGGTTCATATGTGCCTTGGAACATGTGGCTTACGAGCTGTGCTGACCCAAGCCACGTGCCACCACGACACATTAAAATGGCGCAAGCAGATTTTGTTGCTGATTTGGAAAAGAAATTCAGCAAAGAGATGTTACATGATGCCATTAGCCCACTTGACCATTTGAGCACCGTGAATGGTGTTAATGGCGTTCCTGGTTGTGAACCGATGAAGAAGAACACCAGCGCGGGTATTCCCTGGTGCAAACCGAAGAGGGAGTATATGGTTCAGGTGGAGGAGCCAGTTGAGAATATTGCTGATCCGTGGGATTTTACCCCAGACATCAAGGTGAAGATTGATGAGCTGAGGCAGCAACTCAAGACTGGCTGCCGCGCATATGTACCCCATCGCTGCAATCTGAAAGACGAAGCAGTGAAGATAGGCAAGGAGAAGGTGAGAGTCTTTTTGGGCTCATCCCTCCCTTACCTATACTTGATGCGCCAGTACTTTTTACCAGTGAGCATTTTCATGCAAAAGCATCCCTTAGCTTTCGAGACGGGGGTTGGTGTAAATTGCTATGGTAAGCAGTGGACGCGCATTGTGGAGTATTTGACGCGTTTTGGTGAATCACGTATTATAGCGGGCGATTACGCCAAGTATGATCAGAAGATGGAGATAGCCTTGACAAAGGCTGCTTTTGAGATCTTACTTTGGTTGTGTAGGCGCGCAGGGTACGATGATGAGGCGATGATGATATGTCGCGGTCTTATGACTGAGACGATTGCTGGGTGCTACGATTTACGTGGTGAGTGGATTGGTTTGACCAGTTCAAATCCCAGTGGTCATGCTTTGACGGTCATCATCAACTCTATTGTTAATTCGCTGTATATGCGCTGCGCATTCTATGAACTACGCCCTGAAGGTGATGGGCGCAAGTTTGCTGAATGTGTTGCTTTGTTGACATATGGCGATGACAATATCGCTGGCGTTGCAGAAAACGCTCCTTGGTTTAACCACACTGCCATTTCAAATGTTTTGCGATCATGGAACATTGAGTACACAATGGCAGACAAGGAGGCCGAGTCTGTGGATTACATCACAATTCATGAAGCGACGTTCTTGAAGAGAAGCTTTGTGAAGCGTGATGGCATGTGGTTGGCTCCATTGGATGAGTCGTCCATTATGAAGACTCTACACACATATCTAAAGTCTAGCGCTATAGATGTGAAGGAGCAACACGCACAGTTATTGCTAGCTGCCAACAGAGAGTACTTCCTTTATGGAAGGGAGGTGTTTGAGCAGCGTCGCGCCATGCTCATGCGGCTAGCCCAGCAATTTAAAGTTGATCATTTCTTTAAGAATTGCCAGCTTGATGACTGGGACGCTGCATGCGTGTGGTTTGCGGAGCAATAGAACTATGGTGTTGGCCCTCATAGCGGCCGAAGCTATGACGTACTGGCACGATTGCCAGGCTACCCGTGGGGCGTCCACGGGGGGTAACATCCACCCAGGTAAGAGCGATA